CTGCTCCTCTATATAGCCAAGCTCCTCAGGCTTATAATAGCCCTCTAAAACTATACCTACATAAGCTGCGCAGACTCCTAAGAATCGCTCGTAGTTATCTTTGAATGAGGCTTCGGCCTGCTGTAAGGCAAAGCATAACTCAGGTATCTTTCTCGCCTCTAGCATTAGCTGTACCTTACTCTCCCTGTGGTACTCTTTAGGCATCGTCGCTACCCTTATCACGTGCAGCTAAGCGGATGCTAGCGGCAAGGTAGCTGTTAATGGCAAGCAGGTGTCTTGCTTGGTGCTCAGCATCTGCCAGTGCATTATGTTGAGTGCCAACAAACTCAGGTGGTGCTATTATCGGGAAGCTGTCTCGTATAGTCTTATAGCATCTATACACCCTGTAGGCTTTCTCCCAAGGTAATGCGAGGTCAGCACTACGCAAGGCAGAACGCAGCCATACATTGTCAGCCATACTGCCGTTAGCCCATAAGCCTACCGGCTTGTGTCGTGTGAGCCACTGCACATAGTCATGCAAGGCAGATTTAATATCAGTGCGAGCAGATGTAATCTCCGCCTGTGCTGACCTGCTTTGCTCCAACCACCACAACACTGTGCTTGGGTCTATATTCATACCAAGCGACTGGCAAGTATCGAGTCGAATGGTTCTGTAGAAAGAGTCAGTCAGCCCTTTGTAGTCAAAGGCAGTTGCTCCTATGGCTACAATTGCAGCATTGTCAGCAAGACTCATAGTCTCGAAATCTTGCATCACGTGTGTTTCACCTAATTTAATTATATGGTACATTAGTTAAGACCTCCTACGAGTCTCTCTTCGTCAGTAAGTAAAGACCAATCTAGCGCAGAATCTTCCTCAGTCTTTTGTCTGCGTTTAATTGGCAGGTAGCCTCCATGCTTTGAATCTGTCTTTTGGAATACTATCTTATCAGCAGCAGCTAAGTTACTTAGTATCTCCACCAGCTGCTCCCTACGCTCTAAGTCCTGATGAACGTGTCGCCAAATCTCAAGCAGAGGGAATACTCTGGCCTGTGATTCCAGCAGCGTCATTATCTTATGTGTCACCTTAGAGTTCTTAGCAGCGCCAAACTCACCTAATGCTTTAGGCATCATGTTCTCTGCGTAGGTGAGTATTGTGTTAGCGTGTATAACGTCACCTTCTGTTATCTCTCTGCCCTTAAGTAAATGCGACAGCCGCCTGTTCTCGTAACCGTCGAACCTTACATCATCTATAGGCTCTCTGCTCTGGTAGACTGTATCTACTAGCTTCTCTGCCGTAGGTGTAAGCTCTATCTCCCCTACTATAGCAGCTTTAATCCTCACTAGCAGCGCAATAAGCTCTCGCTGTAAGTTCTGGTCAGGCTTTGGTGGAAATGTTACTCGCTTATACTCAAGCTTCTCACCATAAATAAGCAGCAGCCTACTAAACCAACCCTGTCCTATAGCTGTAGGAGGAAACGCCTCACTGAATGCCGTAGGTGTATTACCTCCTAGTATGTTAATAGTAGGGTGAGGTATGTAGACTGACTTACTGTTCTGTAGTCTGTAGTCAAACACACCTTCAAAGTCCCATAGCTCACCTAATATAGACGCAAAGTCTAAATTACCTTGCCCTATGAAGTTATTAAACTCATCAGCTGCAATGAAGCACTCTGCTGGTGGCTTGAGCATAGAGTTAGCTATGGTGTCAGAGCTATCCATATCTCCAGCAGAGTCACCAAATAGGTTCTGATCTAGCACAGCATCTATACTGTCACTGTCCGTACTACCAGCCTCAGCTAAGTCTCGCAGAAACTTCTCTTGTCTGGTCTTTCTTGCAGCGAATGAATTAAAGCCAGCATCTCGTATAAGCTTACTGGCTATCTTTATAGCACTAGACTTCTTAGCTCCTGGGCTACCTATCAGTAGCACATACTGATTAGGGTAGTAGCTAAAGTGTCCGTGCTGGAAGTGTAGGTTTCTTCCTAAGTAAGCTGCAAGTGCTGTGATAGCTGACCAGCGATGGAATATAGCTGGCGCTTCGTTATTATCAGCGTATTGCAGGTATAGGGAGAAGAAGCTATCTTGCTCAGTAGCCATGTTTTCTAAAGTGCTCTGTCTGCTCTGATGTTATGTGTATGTCTACAGGATAGCCAGTAGAAAACTGTCGGCTTAGCATAGCTATATAAGACTCAAGTTCTTTCGGGTCTTTAGTGTACCCAAAGAACTCACGCACATGCACCTTAACAGACAGTAATCTTAGCCCTGCTAAGCTAGAGCCAAATCTGAGGTACATTACCTTATTTTCGCATCTGTGATTTACTACTAGTCTCATTCTGTATCGCTCCAATAACGCGAGAACTTCCCGCCTTTGCCATTCTTAATACCAGCAGGCACTATAAACTCATTATAAGTGTGGTCTCCTTTAGCTATAGCCTTATAGCTACGAATGCGTACTGGTATCTCCATACGCTCAGCTACCATACCACACAGATACTCATGCCCCTCCCTCCACTGGAACAGTATACTATCGTGAATCTGAGCACAGAGTTTAAAGTTATGCTTATGTTCTTCGTGCATAGCTACCTCACGGAACACCTTCAGCCAAGCTTTGTTAAGTGTCTGTGCGTTAAGACTCTGTGGCGGTGAGGCTACATAGCTGTTAAGTATGCGCTTATTACTTCTCGGATCACCAAAGCAGCGACGAGTTAAGGTAGGCTCTCCTTCAGGTCTGTGGTGTACAAGCAGCCCTGTGCTAACTACCTCTCGTATAACTCCCTTATACATATACTCCTTAATCCCTGGGTAGGTTTTATGGAACTGATCTAGCAGATACTGAGCTACCTCTATCATAGTCCAGAAGCGAGGTAGACCTAGCAAAGCCTTAGCCTCCACTATCTTCTCCTCTCCCATAGTCTCTACTAGCACCTGTGCTCCCATGTTATAGTTAGCTCCATGGTTAACTCTCTTAGCAAGGTCACGTAATGCCTTGTCTATGACCTTCCTTAGCTCCTGGCTGTATATCTCTTCGTAAGGCTTGCCAAAGAAGGCGCTACAGTTAACGCTATGGAAGTCACGAATACCTTCCACTGCTTCGATAAGCTTCTCTTCTCCAGATATATAGGCTGTATCTCTCGACTCAGCTTGCTCTAAGTCTACCTCCGCTATGTAAAACCCTGGGTCAGCTACATAAGTCTGCTTAACTTCTGGGCCGCGAGGTTGGTTCTGTATTTGTAAGCCACACCAGAAGTGGTGCTCTTTACTTGCAAGTCTGGTGGTATCAGTGCCATGTGGATTAAGCGCATATAGTATTCTATTACCTCCGCGCTCACCATTAACACCAGCACGAAACTCCTTAGCAGCATCTCCGACTTGCAGGTACTTCTCTAAGAGAGTCCTTGCTTTTCGTATATCTAGCACAAGTCCTATGAGCCTTGCATTGAATGGGTGGCGGAAGCGTACACGCTTAAGTGCTGTCTCGTCAGCCTTCTTAATGTCCTTACACCCTAGCATATCCAACAGCATACGCATCTGTGGTGGTGACTTAACATTAAAGTTCTTGCCTTCAGGGATACTAAGTATCTTATTAAGGCTAGCTGTCTTTTCTGCTATGATAACTTCCTGCTGTTCCCTTGCTATGGCTAGTCTATCCATATCTCGCTCCACTCCTGTCATCTCAGCTAGTACGCACGGAAACTCAAGTGGGAATTCTTGGTAGTAGTTAACAAAGGCATAGTCAGGAGCCTCTAGCAGCATAGACAACATAGCGTTACCTGTGGCCCATGTGTCCAGCGCATTATAGTGCATGTACTCATAGCCATCAGATGTATTCGCCATATCTTTCCAGTAGCGAGCCTCACGTACAGCAAAGGCTTGTAAGAAACCTAAGTCTTTAGGCAGCTCACTGAGCCAGCTGTGGAAGAAGTATGCCGTATCTAGCAGCCAGTTATACACTGGTGCATTGAAGCGAAGCAAGTAGTTAATATCATACTTGCCATTCTGGAATACCTTAATGCCCTGTAAGTCCCAGCAGAAACGGCGCATAGTAGCTAACGACCACTCGTCTTCGATCTTAAGCACAGTGCTGTAGCTATACAACTTACCTTCAGAGAAGTAGAACCCAGTGAAGGAGATGTGAGTTATAGCTGCATTATGCCTCGCTGTCTCTATGTCCACAGCTACCATGAAACACTTCTGTAGATCGTCAAATACAGCATTCATATTATGAGGGTTTATGATACTAAACCCTCTAAATTCTGTGGCTGGGAACCATTGCTTCGGCTTAGTGAGCTTAGTCACATAGCGAGTAGTCAGGTACTTCATATACGGCACAGTGACTAGCTGTCGCAGTGGGTGTATTATCACCACCTCTATAGGAGGCAACTCCTTCTCGCCAGAAGGATCAAATGCAGGTATTGTAAACAGACTGCCAGCATAGTTAGACAGTGCTGGCTTAGCTCTTTTATCCCAAGCTAGCAATAGCTCTAACACACGAGGGCTAGATGTCACAACCTTATGACACTGCTTCTTAGCGCATACATAGCTATCTGCGATAGCGTAGAAGGTACTTCAAGCCTTACAAGGGTCGGAGCACCGCCCATGCAAGGCTTAAGCATATGTAGGAATGACTTATCGTCAGAGGCTCCCCAGTACACTACTGTACTAGACACCTTAGCAGCTGCTGGTTTAGCTGCCTCCTGTTTTTTAAGCTGCGCTATATGCGCTAACAATGCAGCACTAGTACTTGGCACAGCAAGTAGCTCCTTTAGGCGAATGCATTGGCTTACGCACAAGAGGCTTACGCAACCATGCGTCTAAGTGAGGCATAGGTAACTCCACCTTAAGTTCGAATATATGCCTACGTATATCGTGACCTGCCTCTTTGATCTGTGCGTAATACCTACGCTGCGCTACCATACGACTATGATCGGGTGTACAGCCAACAGCCTTAGCTACGTTAGCTCGTCTACTCCATTGTCCTGTATGGCTAGACCTACGAGCTGGTATTACGCAGCCACACTCAGGAAGCTGACAGTAGTTCACAGCATAGCCATAAGCAGTAAGCAGCTCTGGTGTATCCAGGATCATAAGGTCTGGGTCTGTAGGATATGGGATAAAGTTTCGCTTAGTTTCATTCTCGCGCTCACTCATCAGTCTATACCTCACTTGTTATAATAGGCTTACAAAAACAGGCTGGCTAATAATGTAACCTAGCCAGCCTGCTATTATCTGCCTACTACTGTCAGTTACTCAGTAATAACCAGCTCCACGACATTGGTGTATTTCTTATCCTTGTCGTCCTTGCTGGTGCGCAGCTTGGTAACAACTACGCAGTCAACCTCCTGAAAGTTTTCGATCAGCTGGCGGTTGGAAGTTGCGCCAAGCTTCTCAGCTGTGCCGGCGAACACCTTCTTAAACGCACCACGTCCCCACTCGGAACCGAAGTTGAACAGCACAGACGCAGGAGCACCTTCAGCAAGCGGCTGATCTTTCACCTTGTCCTTCAGCTCCAAGGTTTCAATAGCCTTCATGGAGAACTCCACGTTGACTTTATCGTTAACTTCCTTGAGGCTAAGTGTGCCGTAGACACGATGTGTGCCTACAGGGTAGGGTTCGAAGTCAGGCAGATCTTCGAAGTCATCAATGCTGGAATCCAGCAGATCGTCCAAGTCCATGTTGTCCAGCATATCGGTATCAGCAGTTTTTTCGTTCATAGTAATTTACCTTAGTAGTTACAGTTAGTAGTTACAGTCAGTACAGTTAGTACAGTCAGTGTTTGATTTTTACAAGTTTACTCTTGATTCATGCGCTTATCACGCATAGCGAATTCGTAGCGTTCCTTATAGCTAGCTCTGTGTAGCTTACTGCTTGGGTGGTCGCAGTTACTAGCAGGCTCGACATGGTANTTCTGTCTGGCGAACTTAAAGCCACAGCTTAGGCAGCTAGTNCTACTGTTAGTATTATGAGCTAGGCACTTAGCGCATTGCCAAGCCATAGTTACCTTACCTCCCCTGCTTAAGCTTATCCAACAGAGCTGACGCCTTAGCGTTATTAACAGCTCCCATCTTGTTAGCACTNTCATTACCTGCCGCTACCTCACCACGGAATATAGGTAACAGGCTTGGCTTATCCATGCTCTCCACAGCAACATCAGTTCTGCTGCCTGTAAGGATAGACCCCATGTAAGTGCTCTTACTGTGCGCCTCATGCTTCTGTCCACGCTGCTCCATGTAAACAACATGGCCGAAATACTTAGCCACATTACGAGAGAAGTTACGCGTACCGCCAACAGGCACCAGCTTATAGACCTTCTTTGTCTTACTGGTAGTTGTCTCTACCTCCAGTTCGTGTGATATTACTACCACATTATACGGAGCATTCTGTAGTCTGCTGTAGAATACGTCAAGCAGCTTACCCATATTACCCCAATCGTCGTAGGTAGGCTTATAGGTATCGTCCTCATTCTTAGTGACGTGAGCGATAGTGCTATTAGCAAGCTGCGTACCTGAGTCGAATACGACAATGGTATCTGGCGTAAGGCTACGGAGATCAAGGTCAGTAAACCAGTCGCTGTGTATGCGCTCTTTGTCTCCTTCCTTATCCTCAGAGTCTAGCGCTGCCAGTGCAGCTGTCTCCTCTCGTTTACAGAGCATACAGTCTACCTTACCATGCAGGTCGCAAATCTTAACTGGGCCTTTAACCAGCTTAAGACAAGTCTCGATAGCAA